TTCGCGTGGGTGCTGTCCAGCACTTCCTGCCCACGGTTGTTGTTGGACGTGCTGACCGTGATGGGGCAGCCGTACTTCTCACTGATGAAGGCCAGCACGACGGGTTTGCAGGCTTCCCATGTGGTGAAACCCGCTTCGATGGCATCCTGCCTGAGCGTCGCGACGATATCCCCTTGCTTCTTCACGAAACGAGCGAGGGCGGCCTTGAATTGTTGCGTCTTCATGTTGCTACTCCAACTAGGACAGGTTGTCCAAGTAGCAGGAATCGGCTACTTGGTTGAGAACGAATGCTCTCATAAAGGGTTCTACCCCCCTGCTGTGGGGTCTGCTGGGCTACCCTGCCGACCCCACCCTACCCGGGGAGCCCCAAACTGTGCAGCGAGGTAGCGTGGTTATATGAACACTGATCCACAACCACACTACGCATTTTTTACAAACTGCACAAATTATTTTTACAAAACGCAGCTACACGTGTCAAATCTTTAACAACTGCACAAATTGCAGCCGCGGCGCGGTTAATTATTTTTACAAAACGCAGCTACACGTGTCAAATCTTTTACATACACGTTACACAAAATAAAAATTGCAAAATACAAAAGTATTTTGTCAAATCCTTTACATACACAAATAAAAAAACCCGGGCACCAGCCCGGGTCAAGCCGGGGCATCCCGGCGAAAGGAGACAAGCATGCTTGCAGCAGCAAGCCACCTAAGTATACACTTCGCGCTCATCAGGCGCCGTTTCTCTGCGCCTTGCGCACAAACATGCTTGAACACCTACTGGACTTCGAACCCGAGGTAGTGACCCACACGCCCAGTGCCGTGTTGGATGTGGACAAAGCCACGCCTGTTCAGGTCATCAACGCGCAGCACGGCACCGCCGACTGGCTGGCCAGCCTGGGGGCACCCACGGCAGCCTCTACCGAGGCCCAGAACGCTGCGGCAATGGCTCAGAGTGCGTTCGCTGCAGTCGTTGCGCCCGATACGCCAGAGAAGGCCCAGAAGGAGCGCCTGCTGGCGCTGAAGACCCCGGCTGCGGTGCAGCACCTGACAGGGATGCTGACCGCCTACGACTGGGAGTTCGTCGAGCAGGCCAAGGAGATCCGTGGCTACGCGGTCGCCAAGATTGTCGAAGAGACCAAGCACCCTGACGCACGCATACGTCTGCGCGCATTGGAGCTACTGGGACGCGTAACTGAAGTGGCGCTCTTTACCGACAGGGTCGAGGTCAAGAAAACAAACGTCACCGACACCGAACTTGATGACAAGATCAAGGAGAAGCTGTCACGCTTCATGGGTGTTGTTGACGCGCAGCCCGTCTCAGACGCAGTTTTGTTGCCGCAAGCATGAAGCTGCCCGATTTCTTGACCCCGCAGGAGGCACAGGCCATCACGGCAGCGCTTCCTCGCATGTCCGTCAAGGAAAAAATGGAGCTTTTTGACCTTCTTGAAGAGAAGGAAAGGCGCAGTCGCTTACAAGCCGCACAAAATTCAGTGGTTGGCTTCGCGCATAGCGTCTATCCGGGGTTCAAAGAAGGCGCCCACCACCGCGTACTGAGCAAAATCTTCGACGACATCGTCAACGGGCGCAAACATCGCGTAATTATTAACATCGCGCCCCGTATGGGCAAGTCGGAGTTCTCGTCGTACCTATTTCCCGCCTACTTTTTGGGCAAATTTCCGCACAAAAAGGTCATCATGGGGACGCATACTGCGTCTCTTTCAGAGGACTACGGGCGTCGGATCAAAAACCTCATCGCAACAGACGTCTACACGCCCATTTTCCCCAAAACGGCGGTTTCTGAGGACCAAAAAGCGGCAGGAAAGTGGTCTACGACCGAGGGTGGGCAGTACTACGCGGTCGGTGTAGGTGGCAGCATCGCAGGCCGGGGCGCGGACTTGTTCGTCATTGACGATCCGCACTCAGAACAGGACATCAAGGCGGGCACACGCACGCCTTTTGATGCGGCGTGGAACTGGTTCCAGACCGGTCCCCTCCAGCGCTTGATGCCAGGGGGTGCGATCATCGTCATCATGACGAGGTGGAGCGAGATTGACCTGACAGGCATGCTCATCAAGCATCAGATCAAGAATCCTGATGCCGACAAGTGGGAGATCGTCGAGCTTCCTGCCATCCTCAACGAGCACACGCCTGAAGAGAAGAGTTTGTGGCCTGAACAGTGGCCGCTTGCCGAGTTGCAAGCCAAACGTGCGGGCATGGACCCGCGCTTCTGGCAGGCGCAGTACATACAGAACCCAACCTCTGAGGTCGCGGCGGTCATCAAGCGCGAGTCCTGGCGTATCTGGGAGCCTGAGAAGCCGCCGAAGTGCGAGTACATCATCCAGTCGTGGGACACTGCGCACGAGACGAAGACCTCCGCTGACTACAGCGCCTGCACAACGTGGGGTGTGTGGTTCAACGAGGAGGACAACGACAACGCGCACATCATCCTGCTCGACGCCATCAAGGGGCGCTGGGCGTTCCCTGACCTAAAGAAACGCGCGATTGAGTACTACAGTGAGTGGGAGCCTGACGCGTGTCTGATCGAGAAGAAGGCCGCTGGCGCACCGCTCATTCAGGAGCTGCGTGCGTTGGGCATACCGCTCAGCGAGTTCAGCCCCTCACGTGGCAAGGCCAACCAGTCTAACGACAAGGTCGTGCGGTTGAACGCGGTCTCGGACATGTTCGCATCCGGGCGCGTGTGGGCGCCAGACACACGCTGGGCACGCGAGGTCATCGAGGAGGTCGCAGCCTTCCCCGCTGGTGAACACGACGACTACGTCGATACTTGCACGCAGGCGCTCATGCGCGTGCGCCAGGGCGGCTTCATCCGCCTGCCATCAGACGAGCCTGAAGAGCCGCGCGAGTTCCGCAGCAGCCGCAGGGCGGCGTATTACTAGGGAGAGATCATGGACAAACTTGACGCTCAAACGCTTGAAGCACTCATCCGAAACGGCATTTCGCCTGCGACGCTGCGTGAGATTTCTACGAAAGGGATGCCTGCCAACACTGCGGGCATCGCGGATCTTGTTGCCTACACCGCGCCTGAACTGCGCGGAACAAATGCGCTTGGCTTCGTGGTGGCGGACCCGCGCATTTCCCAAACGGAGAAGAATCGTGCAGCGCGCGGCGCTATTTTTGCTTCACCGGACGCCAAACCAGACACTTTTGCGCATGAAGCTGAGCATGCGATGGCGAAAAAGCAGCTAGGAGATCCGGCACTCATAAACGAAAAGTTTGATGAGCTGGCCAACAAACCCGATGCTCGCGGCAAGTTTGTGCTTGACGCTATGGACGCCGCACCGTATTTGAAAGCTAAATACGGCATTTCCAGCGGGTATTTTGATAAGAACTTGCTCAAGCGCAATTCACCGGAAGTTCTTCTGTACGAGCAGCTTGCGTCTTTGGCTGCGGCAGAGCAGACGCTTGGTGTGGACCTGACGAAAGATCCCGAACTGCGCAAAACGCTGTTCAAAGACCGCGCTGTGCGCGAAACGTATAACGCCATCACAGGGCTTCGCCAAACGCGGCTTGATCCGCGTGATCTGCCGCCGTACACACGGCAGCCTGAGAAAAGTACTGCACAATCGCTGCTTGAGAAAACGAAAAAATCGTTGGGCTTCAACGGCGGCGGCAACGTGAAGTTGATTTAAGGACACATCATGGCAACGAATATCGACAAGGCGCTGTATGCCGCCCCTGTGGGGCTGGAAACCGACGTCCAAGAAATGGGCGGCATCGAGATTGAGATCGAGAACCCCGACAGCGTCACGGTCGGCGTGGGCGGGATGGAGATCACCCTGGAGCCCGGGAGCGAAGGCCCGCAGGAGTTCGGTGACAACCTTGCGGAGTCCATGGACGAGAGCGCTCTGCAGACGCTGGCCAGCGACATCGTGGCCCTGGTGGACGCGGACATCACCAGCCGCAAGGACTGGGTCGAGATGTACGTCAAGGGGCTGGAGGTCTTGGGGATGAAGTACGAGGAGCGCACGGAGCCCTGGTCGGGCGCCTGCGGCGTGTACAGCCCCCTCCTGACCGAGGCCGCTGTCAGGTTCCAGTCAGAGATGATCACCGAGACGTTCCCGGCCCAGGGGCCGGTGAAGACCAAGATCGTGGGCGAGATCACCAAGCCCAAGGAGGAGGCCGCAGAGCGCGTCCGGGAGGACATGAACTACACGCTCACCGAGCGCATGATCGACTACCGCCCGGAACACGAGCGCCTGCTGTTCAGCCTGGGCCTGATCGGCGCTGCGTTCAAGAAGGTGTATCCGAACCCCGCCACGGAGCTGCCAGACGCGCCCTACGTGCCTGCGGAAGACCTGATCATTCCCTACGGCGCGGCCAACGTGTACACCGCTGAGCGCGTGACGCACGTCATGCGCAAGACCAAGAACGACCTCAAGCGCTTGCAGGTCGCGGGGTTCTACCGCGACATCGACCTGGGCGAACCGGTGCGCTTCCACTCCGACATCGAGAAGAAGAAGGCCGAGGACCAGGGGTTCTCCCTCACGGAGGACGACCGGTATCAGATCCTTGAGGTCCACATCGACTGGGAGATGCCCGGGGACGAGGACGAAGACGGCGTGGCCCTGCCGTACGTGGTGACCATCGAGCGCGGTACGAACAACGTCCTGGCCATCCGGCGCAACTGGGAAGAGGGCGACGCACTGCGCATGAAGCGCCAGCACTTCGTGCAGTACACGTACGTCCCCGGGTTCGGGGCCTACGGCCTCGGGTTCATCCACCTCGTCGGCGGCTACGCGCGGGCAGGCACGAGCATCATCCGGCAACTGGTGGACGCAGGCACGCTGAGCAACCTGCCTGGGGGGCTCAAGGCCCGGGGCCTGCGCATCAAGGGCGACGACACGCCCATCGCTCCGGGTGAATGGCGGGATGTGGACATCCCGGCAGGGGCTGTGCGCGACAACATCATGCCGCTGCCCTACAAGGAGCCGTCGCAGGTGCTGGCCGCGCTGCTGGAGCGCATCACGGAGGAGGGCCGCAGGCTCGCAGCCATCGCCGACCTGAAGATCAGCGATATGTCCGCCCAGGCGCCCGTGGGCACGACCCTTGCCATCTTAGAGCGCCAACTCAAGACAATGTCAGCCGTCCAGGCGCGGGTCCACGACAGCCTGAAGCGCGAGTTCAAGCTCCTCAAGCGCATCATCAAGGACTACCTGCCAGCCGACTACTCGTACACGCCCGAGGGCGGCAACCGGCGCGTCAAGCAGGCGGACTACGACGTCGTAGAGGTCATCCCCGTCAGCGATCCGAACGCGGCCACGATGGCGCAGCGGATCATGCAGTACCAAGCGGCGCTGCAGCTCGCGCAAGGCGCCCCGCAGATCTACGACCTGCCCTACCTCCACCGGCAGATGCTGGAGGTGCTGGGGATCAAGAACGCCGAGCGGCTCGTGGCCACGCCCGAGGACCAGAAGCCCCGCGACCCCGTCACGGAGAACATGGACGTCCTGCGCATGCGCCCCCTGAAGGCCTTCGCGTATCAGGACCACGAGGCACACATCGCCACGCACCAAGCGTTCATGCAGGACCCGAAGATCGCCGCCGTCCTGGGCCAGAACCCGATGGCGCAGCAGATGATGGCCTCGCTCATGGCGCACATCGCAGAGCACACCGCGTTCGCGTACCGGGCACAGATCGAGATGCAGCTTGGCGTGCCCCTGCCCCCGCTCGACGAGGCAGGCGACACCCCGGTGGCCCCCGAGGACGAGAAGGCCATCGCGCCCCTCATCGCCGCTGCCGCCCAGCGCACCATGGTGCAGAACCAAGCGATGGCGGCACAGCAGCAGGCTCAACAGCAGGCCATGGACCCGGTGCTCCAGATGCAGCAGATGGAGCTGCAGTTGAAGGAGCGCGACAGCAACCGCAAGGACGCCGACAGCCAGCGGGACTTCCAGATCGCGCAGGGCAAGCTCCAGCTTGAGCAAGCCCGCCTCGCGCTCGAAGCGCAGAAGAACCAGGGCGAGTCCCCACAGTTGCAGGCCGCACGAGCGCAGCAGGAGCTGACGCACAAGGAGCAGGCCCACCAGCAGAAGATGCGTCAGCAGGCCCAGGCAGCCATGCTGAAGGCGGCGCAGCAAGCGCAACGGGCAGCACAGCAGCCGCGTCGCCCGTCGGCACCCAAGGAGTAATGTATGGCGACTACTGCGTTTGACGTAGTCTTGAAAGAACTGTCAGAGCGGCGTGATGTTATTACGCAGGCTCTTGCGGGAGGTTCGGCAAAAGACTTTGCCGAATATCAAAACATGTGCGGAGAAATCCGAGGTCTTTTATACGCACATGCAATCATCACCGACCTCGTGCGAAACTTGGAGTTTTCCGAAGATGTCTGAACTTGTCCTATCGGACGGTCAAAACGAGACCGTCCTACCTGAAACCGCTGAGGAGAAGGCACGCCAAGTGCCTGATCCGGTGACGTACCACCTTTTGTGCGTGCTTCCGAAGGCGGAACAATCGTACGAAAGCGGCTTGCTGAAAGCGGGGCAAACGATGCACTTCGAGGAAGTGCTGTCGCCCGTGTTGTTCGTCATGAAGATGGGTCCGGACTGCTACAAGGATCCGATCCGTTTCCCCTCCGGCCCGTCCTGCAAGGTGGGTGATTTCGTCCTTGTTCGCCCCAACAGCGGCACTCGGATCAAGATCCACGGGGAAGAGTTCCGGATCATCAACGACGACAGCGTCGAAGCGGTCATTCAAGACCCGCGTGGCGTACAGAGGGCATGAACATGGACAAGGAAGAGTTCAAGTTCCCGGACGAAGTCCAGGTGAATACCAAGGAAGAGAAGGTCGATTTCGAGATCGAGGACAACGACACCGAAGTCGAGGTGGTGGACGATACCCCCGAGGCGGATCGTGGCCGCGCTCCGATGAAGGAGCCCCCGGCAGAGGTCACCGACGACGAGTTGGCCAAGTACAGCGAGGGCGTCAAGCAGCGCATCCAGCACTTCTCCAAGGGCTACCACGAAGAGCGCAGGGCCAAAGAGTCGGCACTGCGGGAGCGCGAAGAGGCCCTGCGGCTCGCCCAGAATCTCATGGAGGAGAACAAGAAGCTGCAGGGCACTCTTGGCCAAGGGCAGCAAGCGCTGTTGGAGCAGGCCAAGCAAACGGCATCTGCCGAAGTGACCGCCGCCAAGCAGAAGCTCAAGGAGGCGCACGAGGCGTTCGATACCGACGGCATTGTTGCTGCGCAGGAGGAACTGGCCAAGGCAGTCAACAAGAGCGAGCGGCTGAATTCTTTCAAACCGCCCGCAGCCCCTGTACAACCGCAACAAAATGCGGTACAAACGCCACCGACGCCGCAGGTCGAACCCAAAGCCCGTGCGTGGCAAGAAGCCAATCCGTGGTTTGGGTCGAACAAGCGGATGACCGGTTTTGCACTCGCAGTGCATCAGGAGTTGGTCGAAAGCGGAGTAGATACCGCCAGCGACGACTACTACGCGCGTATCAACGCAGAAGTGCGCAAGGTTTTTCCGGAAGCGTTCCCCTCCGCAAAGCCTGCCAAGACTGCAAGCGTCGTAGCTCCTGCAACGCGCAGCACCGCGCCCAAAAAGATCGTGCTGACGCAGACCCAGGTCAATCTTGCAAAGCGTCTCGGGCTCACTGCTGAACAGTACGCCCGGGCCGTAGCGGACCAGATGAGGAAAGATAATGGCTGACCAACGAACCCCCCGCGAAGCGGAATCTCGCGCCAAGACAGAGCGGCTCCAGACCTGGAAGCCTGCTGAACTGCTACCGGACCCGACGCCTGCGCCTGGGTACGTGTACCGTTGGATTCGCGTCAGCACCTTGGGCTCCGCCGACCCGAGGAACATCTCCTCCAAGTTCCGCGAAGGCTGGGAGCCTGTCAAGGTCTCGGATCATCCTGAACTCCAGCACCTGTGCGACGAGAAATCGCGCATCCCCGGTACGCTGGAAGTCGGCGGTCTGGTTCTTTGCCGAACCCCCAAAGAACTGGTTGATCAACGGAATGCCTTCTACACCGGTCAGGCGACGGGGCAGATGGAGTCTGTGGACAACACCTTCATGCGCGAGAACGATCCCCGGATGCCGCTGTTCAAGCAGCGTCGTTCCGAAGTGTCGTTCGGACGCGGTCAATGATTCAGGAGTCATAAATGGCTTACCCCACGATTGACAAGCCCTACGGGCTTGAGCCGGTCAACCTGAAGGGCGGTATCCCGTTCGCAGGTTCGACTCGCATGATCCCCATCGGCCAAGGCTACGCCACCAACATCTTCAACGGAGATGTGGTCGGCCTGTCCAACGGCAACGCCATCATCACGCCTTACAACGCGGATACGCAGTCTGCTGCGGCGGCTGGTGACATTCTCGGTGTCTTCCTGGGCTGCGAATACAGCACCGGGGCTGGCCCGATCTTTGGCAAGCTGCGGCAGCAGTACTACCCGGCGAGCACCAACGCACCGAACGCGGTGGCTTACGTGCTGGACGACCCCAACGCGCTGTTCAAGGCGGCGGTGATTGCGCAACCGCAAGGCAGCGCCAACACCCAACTGAACACGGGCACGACCATCGGCTACATGTCGCCGTCGTTCCTCGGCACCAACGCCTTCCTGATCGCTGGCAACGGCGGTTCAACGGCAACCGGCAATTCGCTGGCGGGTGTTTCGGGTGGCAACCCCACGGTGTCCTCGTCGGTGGCTGGCAACATCCGCCAGACGGTCGGCACGGGTGCCGGTACCTCGCCCTGCCTGCGCGTGATCCAGCTTGTGCCGGATACCGCTGTCACGGTGGCCACTGCGCTGACTTCGTCGCCAGCGGCGGGAACGACCTTCACGGTCTCCTCCACCACGGGCATCGTTCCGGGCATGCAGTGCGTCATTGACGGCATCTCTGGCACGACGGCGGGGTCTCCTGGCAGCAACCTGACGGTCACGGGCGTGGTCACGTCCACCTCGACCATCACGGTCAGCGCCAGCGTCACGGCCACCAGCGGCGTTTCGGTCTCCTTCATCGGGTACCCCGAAGTGATCGTCGGCTGGAACTTCGGCTACCACTCGTACCTGCTCGCCGCTGGCGTCTGAGGAGTCTGAATCATGGCAATTTCTCGTGCACAGCTCCTCAAGGAGCTTCTCCCCGGTCTGAACGCCCTGTTCGGTCTGGAGTACAAGCGCTACGGCGAAGAGCACAAGGAGATCTACGAAACGGAGACCTCCGACCGCTCGTTCGAAGAGGAGACCAAGCTCTCCGGCTTCAGCGCCGCTCCGGTGAAGAACGAAGGCCAAGCCATCTCCTACGACAACGCGCAGGAAGCCTGGACCGCTCGTTACAACCACGAGACCATCGCTATGGGTTTCTCCATCACCGAAGAGGCGATGGAAGACAACCTGTACGACAGTCTGTCGGCGCGGTACACCAAGGCCCTGGCCCGGGCAATGGCCTACACCAAGCAGGTCAAGGCTGCCGCCATCCTGAACAACGGCTTCAATGCCGCCGTGACCTACGGCGACGGGCAGGCCCTGTTCAGCACCGCTCACCCGCTGGTGTCTGGTGGCACGAACAGCAACCGTCCTTCGACGAATGCTGACCTGAACGAAACGTCCCTCGAAGCGGCTGTGATCCAGATCGCTGGTTGGACGGACGAGCGTGGGCTGCTCATCGCCGCCAAGCCCCGCAAGCTGATCGTGCCCCCGGCGCTCCAGTTCGTTGCTACGCGTCTGTTGGAGACCAACCTCCGTGTTGGCACCACCGACAACGACATCAACGCCCTGAAGAACAACGGGTCGGTGCCGGAAGGCTACACCATCAACCACTGGTTGACGGACACCAACGCGTGGTTCCTGACGACGGACGTCCCGAACGGTCTGAAGCACTTCGTGCGGGTGCCCCTGGCAACCAGCATGGACGCCGACTTCGACACCGGCAACAGCCGCTACAAGGCGAGAGAGAGGTATTCTTTCGGGGTCTCGGACCCGCTCGGCGCGTTCGGAAGCCCTGGGGCTTGACACCTCACGGATTCCAGACTACGATACCTCCTTCACTGGAGGTATCTCATGGAATGCAAATCGGCTGGGTGCGGCAACAAGATTTTTTCTAGCTTGTTGTGCCGTAAGCACTATGAAAGGGAGCGGCTGGAGACGGCTGCTCCCTGTTCTGTTTCTGGGTGTGACAAAAAGGCATACAGGGGCGACTTGTGCATTACGCACTATCGTCTCTACATACTTTCACAACGCAAAGGATGTGTCGTGCCTGGGTGTTGTAACCCACAAAAAAATGTAACGTCAGGTCTTTGCGGTAAGCACGAATCTAGAACAAGAGCGCACGCATCTGTAGACGCGCTACGCCCAAATGATTGGGGCGCAAGAGAAAAGCATCCGCTTTATAAAATTTGGACATGGCACAAGCGCGTAAAAGACGGTTTGTCCGCAGAGTGGAGGGCGGATTTTTGGGCTTTTGTTGTTGCCGTTGGAGAACGACCTGACGGATATACGCTACGGCGTAAAGATACCTCTAGACCCCTTGGGTATGATAATTGGTATTGGAAACAACCTATTAAGTCTGAAAGTGCTGCAGACTACCAACGTCAATGGCGCAACAACAACCCAGACAAAGCTAAAAGCAATGAATTAAAAAAGATGTTTGGCATAACGCTTCAGGAGTACGAGGCGCTATTGGCCGCACAAAACGAAGTTTGTGCAATATGCGGCGGCAAAGAAACTACCAAAGACAAAGACGGTGGCCCAAGACGTATGCCGGTAGATCACTGTCACGCTACCGGACGTATCCGTGGGTTGTTGTGCACACAATGCAATCGTGGACTGGGCATGTTTGGGGACTCTCCTGAGCGCTTGTTGGCCGCTGCAAAATACTTAGAGGCAGGCACTTGACCCCGCAGCCTCAATATGCTAGGCTCGGGCATAGCCCGAACGGGCGCCCGAGAACCATCACAGCCCGCCGACTGACTCGGCAGACCTCCCTCAAGGACGGCGGGTGCAGATTGAGGAAAAATCATGGGCTTCGCATCTCATCTTGGTCCCTGGCTCCTGGGCACCGTCAAGAACACCACTGGCACTACGGCGGGCACGATCCGCAACATGGGGGCCACTGTGGTCTCCCAATCGGTCAACACGGTGTTCGGCACCCTGACGGGCACGGCATTCGTCCTGCCTGCGGGCGCACAGGTGACGTCTGTCACGGTGGTCACCACGACGGTCTTCAGCGCGGCAACGACCTGCAAGCTCAGCATTGGCGGCACTGACTTCACGACCACGGGTACGGTGACCTCGGTCGGCAGCGTTGCGCTCACGGCCAATGCCACGACTCCTGGGGGCTGGGTGAACGTGGGTTCGACTGATGCCATCGTGACCTACACCCTGGCGGGCGCGGGCCTGACCACTGGTGCGGCGACGATCATCATCACCTACGTGGTCCGCGAGAGCGACGGTTCTGCGAACCCGTCTCAAGTCTGATCCCGACCCCGCTTCGGCGGGGTTTAGCCTTTAGGGGCCACCATGCGTCCTGTACGTGTCACCCTCTCGTCCCTGACGGACTCGCCGCCCATCCCTATGGATGTGAACCAAGGCCCATTCAACGTGGGTGTTGGCGTCGCGGTGTCCGCAGGGGCATCCCTCACCTATTCGGTGCAACATACGTTCGACGACATCTGGGCGCCCGGGTTCAGTCCGGCTTCCGCTGTGTGGTACTCCAACGCTAGTTTGGCGACGAAGACCACATCGTTGGACGGCAACTACGCATACCCGGTAACGGCCATTCGTCTGTCA